ATCTGTTGCCGGAACTTCAGCCGGAACGTCAGTATCAGCAGGCGTTTCAACCTCAGAATCAGCGGCAGAATCAGACTCAACGTCATCACTGACGTCTGTAGTCACTTCGTCAGCGACTTCCGTAACGTCAGCCGGAACGTCAGCCTCAACATCGTCGAGACTCACGACCTTATGGCGAGATCGTGCCAGCATCCACTCCCAGCTATCGCCGCAGTCGGATGCCGTAACAATATCACCAGCCTTTTTAACTCCGCACGCCGGGATGATCACATCCTCGAGCAGACGAATTGCGATTTCTGACTCTGCCATCTGAACACCTGCCCCAATATACGATTCCAGAAAGGCGATGCCGCCCGTTGCGGCATCGCTCGCACATATGACCTATACGATCAGGCGGTTGCTTTGAGCAATCCCTGATAGCTCTGGACGCCGACACCGATGTCAAACTGAACGTCCATTGCCATGCCGTACTTGCCACCACCGTTGTAAACGGTCGTTGACATGGTAGGCATGCGGTTCGTGCCACGCAGGTAGCCGACGTTGATGCCATAAGCACCACCAGCAGCAGCCAGGTACCAAGTAGTACCTGCACCAGCAACAGCCAAGCCGGTCGCAGGGTACGTGAACCCGACGTTAAGCCTGCTGTCTCGCGCCAGTTTGATCCCGCGACTTGCAAGCGGGTTCATCGTACCGTTTGCGGCAGCCGCTTCACGGATTTCAGAAGAGCTAACCAACTGAGCAGCAGTAAAGCTCAGAGTTTCGCTGGTAACGAGATAGATATCTCGCAGGTTCAGATTGAGCCCGCCAGGACCACGCTGAGACGCCAATGCTGTGATGCCAGTCTGAAGCGTCGCTGCAGCCAGTGCAGACGACGTGATCAGATTGCTGTGAGTCGCATGGAACAAGGCAACACTGTCAGTTGACAATGCGGAGTTTGCGGCCATGAAACCGTATACCAGCGAAGGACGCAGATCCTGTACGCCACGAGCGTATTCGCTCAACGCAGTCAGGAACGCGTTCAGGTCGTCGTCAATCAAGTCCTGCCGGTCAATGTTCAGAACACTCGCGTATTCTGAAACCTTGAACGTTTCCATCGTATCCGCGAAGCTCGCAGGCCGGGCCTGTTCGCCGCGATTACGCTTGGTCAGGATGCCGCCTTCGAACTGATGCAGTTCGTTCGACTTGAAGTTCGGAACATCAACCTCTTTGCACCAGCCAACAGTCGAATCCACTGTCTCTCCGATGCTTGAGGCAAGAACAGCCCCCATCGTCTGAGTGTAGACCGTCGAGATAGTCGGCGTGCTCAAAGAGCGGCTGATGATGTCTTCACGCTCATGCGGAACTTCGATGTTCGAGGCCCGCAACGCCATTTCGCAGATATCTGCTGCAGACCGCGATTCGAACGCATAAGCGTCATTGACATTCCGCTCATGCTGCTTTCGCATTTCGTCGGTAACCTGCATTGACCGGCGATTCATTCGCAGTTTGCCAGTTGTCTGGTTGTAGTCAACAGTCTGCAAGTGCCGAACAGCGGCCTCACCGCCCATCCGCAGAGTAACAGCAGCAGTCAGCACGTCGATTGACGGCGCAGATCGCTTGTTGTGGCTCAATTCGAGCGGTTTCGGGCTATCGCTGCTGGCAGGCTTGGAAGCCGCCGCACGCTGGGCGCGAATGTCAGACAGGAACGCGTCACGCGCGCCATCAACAGTCATATCAGGGTCAGCCAGACATTTCTCCAGGCACTCAGGAGACACATCGTCACCAGCAAGTGCCCGAATCTTGTCCTGCCGCTCACGCTCGAGTCGAATGCCCTCTTTGACGGCTTCGGCTCGAACTTTTTCAACGTCTGCCGCTGTTTGTTCGGCAGTCTTCTCGGTACTCATTGCACCATTCCTCTCATTGTTGCCGCCGACAACGGCAGGCACAGATTGATTGACCGAATCCAACGCGGATTCTTCCGTAGTGGCACCCTGTGCCGTTCTGCTCTCTTCTGGTTCTGCAGCCGTTTCGACCGCCTTATTTTCCTTCGGAAGCTCAACTTCCGTTCGGTTTCCGTCGTTATGGATGTTGATCACAACCGAAGGCGTCTGCGCGACTGCCTGCAGCGTCTCAACACTTGCTTCAATGGTCCGCTCGCTGTCCTGAGTCTCAACTTTGGCTGGAACTTCATCGATCTGTGCAGCAGACCGTTCCTGAACACCGCCATTGAGCGACTGTTCACGCATAGCCTTAACAGCAGCGAACTGATCCTCGGACATTTCCGCACTCAAGGCACGGACTCCGACAGCTGCACGCGTCAATGCCTTTGCATCAGCACCAACAGCGACCAATGACCCCTCTTTAGCGACCCAATCCGTCACAACTCGCATTTTGAGCGTCGAATTAGCCTTAAACGTCCGCCCCTTGATGACAGCAGACTGCCCAGGAGCAACATCGACGTATTTTCTGACCGTATAGCCCACAGAAAGACCGCGAGCGTGACCGTCACGGTACTTCCTGAACACCTTGACGGCAGTCTCGTCGTTCTTGTCGAAGTGACACGTAACAACAGTGTTCGCACCTTCCGTGCGAATGTTGTCCATATGACCAAGAACTTCCTCAACAGACCAACGATTGTGCGAGTCCAGCATCGGAAGATAGTCTGCTCTCTGCCGCCCATCAGCCAGCAGCACCTCTTCCATCATCTCCCACGCGTCGTAATCACACATTCTGACCGGATCTTCTGTGCTCAGAACGGCGTCGATCGTCATTGCAGAGTCATCGGCAGTGCTTGCACGAAACGCAATTGATCGCTGACTCATTTGCAGAGCATCGGAATCGTCAGACCGAGTTTTTTCGTTGATTATCTTGACCACAGGTATCCCCTATACGATCAAACTGCCAGATTAGACGGCGATTCAGAACTCGCCTGCTGTGCGTCAAACATGTCGATCACAGCAGGGTTAGTTTTCTTCATATTGTTCAGCAGCCACGCGCCGCCGAGCCCGTCTTGCACCTGGTTGAGTGAGTCAACCGTTTGTTTCAACTTGATAACCATCTCCTGGGGGCGCATGCCGTCTTCGGCCCAGATGTCAATTAGCGACGCAGACATTGACTCAAGGTCCAATTGCCGCGCTCTTGCCTCTTTGTGCGGATCAACATGCGGCAAACGGGTGAAAATTGCCCCAATTTCGACCTGAACAGGTCGCAAAGGGATCAATCCAGCCAGTTCAGCCTCTCGCAGCACATCACCCAGCGAAGGGCGATATTTACGCAAAATTGCACCCTGTTCTCGCCGTATACCGCGCTGATAGATCTGCGCGTCGAACCTTGCCGACGCAAAACTGTGATTTTCTGACCCTAAACGGACCATCATGAGCGGCATTTGCGACGCACGACCAACGTCACGCCATCGCTCTGACCGGTATTCGACGTAATTGTTCGTCGGATGCTCAGGCTTAACCTGCGTGACCGACTTACCCTTCGGAGCATGCAGAATCTGTGCAAGCCCAGTCTTAACGGCACTCATAACACCGCCGGCACGCCGCTTCGTGTTAGTTGGCGAGTCGTTAAACTTGTCTTCGAACACGATCCCGAACGTTGCCCCAAGTTTCGCGGCTTCCATCGTCAGTTTGTCGAACTGCCGGATGTCAGCAATTGTCGGAAGTGCCGACGCAAGCATCGGAACACCACAAAGCTGCCCAGGTTCACGTGATCTGAATCGGTGAATGATGTAATCTGAACTAATTGCCTGGTAGTTTTGAGACGCAGAGAACCCGCCAAGTGAGTCGAGGTCGAGCACGTGGTATTTGGTTCGCTTGCCAGTCTTTGTCCGCTCCATGCCCAAAGTAACGCGAGTGCCGTTGTTTAGGCCATAAATGCGGTTATTGAACACTCGTTCGGCGTGAATTGGATGCCATCGCAGGTGAATAGCCCGGCGACTGCGGATAGAGTCATCCTCAACAATTTGCACAACAGAATTACCTGCCGTCCACTGCTGATGGATGTCCATTGACAGAATATCAACGCCAGATAGTTCGCCATTGAGGTCTGGCATTGCAAACCAGTCCTTAATGACCTCCTCAGCTGCAGCCGCGTATACGGTGAACTGCTCTTGCAGCACCTTGTTGTTAGACAACCGGCCAGGATCAGCAGGCAGCACCTGCCACTGCGGACCATCCGGACCAACAATGTCGATCGCGTGCGTGTCTATCATCCCCTCAATTGTGGGGTTCGTGGATGCCTCATACGAGCACCGCGCCATTAGGACAGGCAATGCACTGACTAGATCTTCATTGATCGTCCGTCCCGTGACGTCCTCGAACTGCGCTGCATTGAGCCGATGCGTGTTAGCACCGTCCCAGCGTCGCACTTGACCGTCCCACGGAGCTTCTGTCATGGCCACTTCATTGGAAGCACCAAACAGGGCATCATCGTCCTTACGGGTCAGCCAATTGTAGATGGACTCTAATCCGAGCATCCACATGACCCTCCGCAAGAAGACCCTCGGATACCCTCATACTCGACGCTGCAGATGGATAGCTCGCAGCCATCACCTTGTTCGACCATTTCTTCCGCACGCTTGCGGAGTTGCCGAATAGCGTCAGGGTGCCACTCTAAGTCGGACATATTGCCGATACGAGAGTCCGGAATGGTAGACAGGATCAATTCTGCCTTCATGCACTCCTTGACGACACGCGCCCAATTCTCCGCCTCAATCGCTACCAGCGCGGCGTCGCGACACTTATTGAGTTGGATTGCTGGATTGGACGACACTAAAGCACCTTCGATATGACCTATACGCTCAGGTATGAGTCGGCGAAGATACTCGGGATCGATTCACGTGCAAATAGAACTTACGCTCTAAATTTGCGACGCAAAAACAAACAGAACTGCGAGTCGCATTCCAAAAACACTGGCTTTTTGAAAACTGTGTGCTGGCACACAGTTTATTTTCAAACAAAAAAGCCCGATTCTTTGCGAATCGGGCTTGCAGATGTTTTTGTTGTCTGAGGTGTTATGCTGATCGTTTTTGATCTTTAACAAGGCCGCATATCTGACTCGCGTCATCTGGATGCGATGCCCGGAATCGAATCCAGTCTATTGGAAACCATTCGCCATTGATTTTCATCTCAAAATCAGAACACACAAGAAATTGCCCAACTGACTGACAGTCTGTGAACCAACGGAATGTACCTCGCCATTCTCCAACAGGCTTAACACTGGCTATAGAGCAATCACGTCTATTCCACGCCTCAACTGCGACATTCTCTGAACGCCATATACCCTCAGACTCTGAGTGATACCCGCAGCATGTTTGCAAAACACACGTCACATAAAACTCAGCAGGGTTACGAATGTTGCCCTGCACTTCGTGGCAAATTGAATCGCCTCCACAGAACGGGCACGGCAGCAGTTCTGGAATTGCTTCTGTCATTTCACCAACCTCTTTGCTGCAGACAATTGTTCAAGTTCATCCTCAAGGCTCAAGTCGAACGCATTGTTGCAATGCTCGTCGATCTCAGTTTGATCACAACCAATGATAGACATCCATTGTCGCCGCACAGCAATGGCTTCCATGTTCTCAACATCCACCTGACGCCAGCGAGCCCTAAGCCTACCTGTACATGCTGGTCCTTTCTGGGGACCGATCGAATTTAACGCCCAACCGCCCATTACGGCCCTTTCTTGACCCACTGCGGTCCAGTCGCACGCAGTAAGACACCGCGTAATGCCGTCGTCCTATTGAGCAAGTCGCGACCCGTTACACGCCTTGCATTTCCCGACGTACTCACTGTGCCGCCCGCCAATGTTCCGATCGTAGCTAACTTCTCAGCTTGAACAAGCTGAGACTGCGTTTCCTGAAGCTGATTCGTGC